TTGGTTTGGCGAAAGCCTTGGAGGAGTTCGCTGCACGATTCTTCGGTCAAGGCTCATCGGCTTCCGGCATTATTGAGTTCCCTGGCAACTTGACCCGTGAGCAGGCTAAAGATTTGGTGTCAGGGTTTGAGGAAGGCCATAAGGGTTTGCGTCGTTCGCATCGTCCAGGTGTGTTGTTCGGTGGGGCTAAGTTCACGAAGACAACTGTTGACAACGATTCTGCACAGTTCCTAGAGTCTCGTCGTTTCGCTGTTGAGGAGATTGCTCGTATCTTCCGTGTGCCTCCGAGCATGCTTGGTGTGACTACGCCTGGTGCGATGTCGTATGCGTCGGTGGAACAGAACGGCATCCAATATGTGACCCACACCCTCAGGCCTTACATCGAGAAGATTGAGGAAGGCTATTCACGCCTGCTCGAAGGTCGTGCGTTTATGAAGTTCAACGTGGACGGGTTGTTGCGCGGTGACCAAGCGTCACGCTACACATCGTTCTCCACAGGTCTACAGTCTGGCTTCTTGTCAATCAATGACATTCATCGTCTTGAGGACATGGCACCGGTTGAAGGTGGTGACTCGTATCGTGTGCCACTAGCGAACGTGGACATCAATGCTGCGAACTTGGCTGAGATGCAGTCCAAAGCTGAGATTGCTCAGCGTTTGATTTTGGCTGGGTTTGATCCGGCTGAGGTGTTGGCGACGGTTGGGTTGCCTGCGATTGCTCACACGGGTCTTCCTTCGAGCCAGTTGCAACAGATTTCTACTGTTGCTCCTGAAGACCCGAAGTCAGCGTATGAGGTTGACTAACATTTTTTGAGTCTGTACAAGTTTGGTACAATTCAAACATGCCTAACTTTTTTTCTTTTATTGTTGCACGGACTGTCAAGTTTGGGGTTAAGTGATGGCTGCTCCTGCTGGTATTTACAACATCATCGCCGATCAAGGTTCGACATTTAGTCGTCAGTTGACATGGAATGATTCGAATGGTTCGCCAGTTAATTTGACTGGTTATACAGCTCGGATGGATGTTCGTACTTCTATTGATGCTGCTGGTGCAGCAACTTTGTCGTTGACGACTGAGAATGGTCGGATTGTTTTGGGTGGATCTGCTGGGACAATTAATTTGAGTGCCGAGGCTACTGCTACTGCTGCTGTTGAGGCTGGTAGTTATGTTTATGATCTTGAACTTGTTTCTGGTTCTACGATCACTCGTATTGTTCAGGGTTCGTTTACTTTACGTGGTGAGGTAACTCGCTGATGTCGAGTGATTCGATTACAGTTCAACAAGATAAATCCTCGATTGTTGTTGTTGAGAGTGATACCAGCATTGTTGTTTCGCAGGTCAACACTCAGGTTAAGGTTGATTCGTCTGTTGGTGCTACTGGTTCGCAAGGCCCGCAGGGTGCTACAGGTTCGCAGGGTGCTACTGGAGCTCAGGGTGCTACTGGCCCTCAAGGTGTAACTGGTGCGCAAGGTGCGCAAGGTGCAACGGGTGCTCAGGGTGCAACTGGTGCGCAAGGCCCTCAGGGTGACATCGGCCCTCAAGGTGCAACTGGTGCGCAAGGTGCTACCGGTGCTCAGGGTGCTACGGGTGCTCAGGGTGCTACTGGTGCTCAGGGTGCTACTGGCCCACAGGGTGACATCGGCCCTCAAGGTGTAACTGGTGCACAAGGTGCAACGGGAGCACAGGGAGCTACGGGAGCACAGGGTGCTCAGGGTGCAACAGGCCCACAGGGTGACATCGGGCCTCAAGGTTTGACGGGTGCTCAGGGTGCAACTGGTGCTCAAGGTGCGACAGGCTCACAGGGTGCAACAGGCCCACAGGGTGACATTGGGCCTCAAGGTTCAACTGGTGCTCAAGGTGCTACAGGTTCGCAGGGTGCGACAGGCCCACAGGGTGACATTGGCCCTCAAGGTTTGACTGGTGCTCAGGGTGCAATTGGTGCTCAGGGTGCTACTGGTGCTCAGGGTGCGACTGGCCCACAGGGTGACATTGGGCCTCAAGGTTCTACGGGTGCTCAGGGTGCAACTGGTGCTCAGGGTGCGACTGGGCCTCAAGGCCCTCAGGGTGACATCGGCCCTCAAGGTTCACAAGGTGCCCAGGGTGCAACTGGTGCTCAGGGTGCTACAGGCCCACAAGGTGACATCGGCCCTCAGGGTGCTACTGGTGCTCAGGGTGCAACTGGGCCTCAAGGCCCACAGGGTGACATCGGCCCTCAGGGTGCTACCGGTGCTCAAGGTTCGACTGGTGCTCAGGGTGCTACTGGTGCGCAGGGTGCGCAGGGTGCGCAAGGCCCACAGGGTTCTGCTGATAGTGGGACGCTAACAACTAAGGGTGATTTGTTGTCACGTACTGCTTCTGCGTTGACTCGTGTTGCTGTTGGTGCAACGAATGGTCATGTGTTGACTGTTGATTCGGCTGAGGTTTCTGGGATTAAGTGGGCTGCTGCAGCCGGTATGACGGAGTTGGATACTCAGACGTTTGCTAGTTCGACAACTTATACGGTTGTTGCTGGTGCAAAGTTAATTCTTGTTGAGTGTATTGGTGCTGGTGGCGGCGGCGGTGGTGGTGCGAAAAATACAACAACTAGCCAAGGTGGTGGGGGTTCTGGTGGTGCTGGTGGGCCGTGGGATAGACAAGTGGTGGCAGCATCAGAAATAGGTGGAACAGCAACGGTGACTATTGGTGCTGGTGGTACTGCTGGTGCTGGGAAAACTGGTTCAGCGGGCGATGGTACTGATGGTGGTGCTGGCGGTACTTCTCGTTTCGGTACTTTGTATTTTGTGGGTGGTCGAGCTGGTGGCAAAGGTTCTTCTTCTGCTACTTCGCAACGATCTTCTGGTTACATAGTGAACGGGGTGTTTCCTGGAGCAGTAACCTTTGCGCCAGGCGCAGGCGGAGCTGGTAACTCTTCTACAGCTGGTGGTGATGGGGCGAAGTCGTTTCGTGGTGGTGCCGGTGGTGGGGGTGGTGGTGGTCGTACCACAGCCGATACTGCTGGTGGTGCTGGCGGGTCTTATAACACTAACCCAGATTTCAATATCTACAACAACTGGTCTGTCAATACTGGTGGTGGTGGTGCTGCTGGAACAGCTAACGGTGGTGCTGGTACCGCTGGAGCATCTTTGGGAGTTGGCGGTGGCGGTGGCGGTTCAAGTAATACAACTACTGGTGGTGCTGGTGGTGCTGGCGGAATTGGTGGCGGTGGTGGTGGTGGCGGTGGTGCAAATGCTAACAACAACGGTGGTGCTGGCGGTGCTGGTGGTAACGCACAAATTAAGATTTGGGTGTTCGGATGAGATGGCTTGAAATAAACCCTGAAGGTGTTGTCACCAACATTGTTGTTTGGGATGGTGTCACCCCGTATGCGCCTGCTGGTGTTGCACAGTTGTTGCCCTGTGATGATAATCCTGGTGTTTCGTTTGGTTGGAAAATTGTTGACGGTATGTGGGAAGCACCAATTGTTGAGGAACCACCAGTCGAATGATTTCTGTCGTAACAACGACATTCAACACACCTGCGGAAGTTCTGGCTCGAACATGGGCCTCACTTAAATCCCAGACGTTCGTTGATTGGGAGTGGGTCATTTGGGATGATTCAACGACTGATGATGTGTGGCGACAGGTGTACGGGTTTTGTTCTGATGAGCGTTACCGGATAAAACTGCATAAGTCGCATACACATTCGGGGTCTATTGGGGCGGTGAAACGTAAAGCGTTCATGGTTGCTGAGGGTGACATTCTTGTTGAGTTAGACCATGATGACGAACTGACCTCCGATTGTTTGCAGGAGGTTCATGACGCTTTTGCTGATGTTGAGGTTGGGTTTGTGTATTCGGATTGGTGTGAGATTTTGCCTGATGGTCAGACAGGTAAATATCCTGCTGGTTGGGCGTTTGGGTTTGGTAGCGAATATTTGCAGGATGGTTTGTGGGTGATGTCTGCGCCACCTATCAACGCAACAACTATTCGCCATATTGTGTCCGCACCGAATCATGTTCGGGCTTGGAGGGCTGAGGTGTACCGTCGGATTGGTGGTCATGATCCGTTTTTGCCTGTGGCTGATGATTTTGATTTGTGTGTTCGTACTGTTTTGGCGACAAAAACTCATCACATTCCTAAACTTTTGTATAAGCAGCATATTGGGGCGCATACTGCTCAACGGCAACGTAACGCTCAGATTCAGGTGTTGGTGGAATCTATTGCCAACAAATATGATGATGCTTTGAAGGCTGCTGGTTTTTAGTTCGTAGCGTTAGGGTAAACTCCGATAATGGCGTTTTATAGCGGGCAAACATCTATCGGCACAGCTGCAACTGTGATTGATGGTGTGTTGATTGGGGCTTACGCCGGCAACCCTTACCGTCTTATCATTCACAACAACGACAACACGGATGCTGTGTACATCGGTGGTTCTGCTGTCACAACCACTACAGGCCTGATGATGGATAAGGGTGAGATGATTCAGTTGACTATTTCGCCAACAGATTTGCTTTACGCTGTTTCAACTAAAGATGGTCACATCATGTCATGGTTAACGGAGTCAATCTGATGCCTTACTTTGTTTCTGATAAGAACGCTGATTGCGCTGGTTGGGCTGTCGAGAAAGAGGACGGTGAAGTGATCGGCTGTCACACAACGAAGCAGGATGCGATTGACCAGATGGTTGCTGTGTCTATTGCTGAGGAGATGGAACCAGGTGGTGAACGTGATGTTGATTTGGACTTGCCTGAATATATTAAATCCGCTGCCCGTAAAGGGTTGGATTATTACGGGAAGAAGTTAGCGGGTGCGGGCATTGTTGCTTCGACTGTGCGTGAGGCTCGTGAGATGGCTGCTGGTCGGATCACAGAAGACAAGGTGATTCGCGCTAACGCTTGGGCTGCACGACACATGGTGGATTTGGATGCGTCAAAGAACTCGAATGCCAATGATGAGGAGTTCCCTGGTGCTGGTGCGGTTGCATTCTATTTGTGGGGAATCAATCCGCTTGACCCTCAGCCTGCGATGGATTGGTTTGCACAAAAAGCGCAGGCCATCAAAGATGATGAGATGGAAGACCAGTTGGAGGATGAGGCTGAGGACGACACCGAGGATGAGGGTGACGATGATAGGTCGTTTGCGTTTCATCGCACCGGTGAACCTGAGTTTGGTAATGTTTCAGGTATGGCTGAACAGGTTGAGACACGTCGCATCACATTCAATGACTTTGAGCTTCGTGCAGCCCAAGAGGGCAACGGCATGACGTTTAGTGGTTATGCAGCAGTATTCAACTCTGACTCTGAACCATTACCGTTCATTGAGCGCATTATGCCTGGTGCGTTCTCTAAGTCGTTAAAGTCACGGAACAATATTCGGATGTACATGAATCATGATTCGTCGATGTTGTTGGCTACGACTAGGGCTAAGACTTTGCGTTTGGTTGAGGATTCTAAAGGTTTGTTTGTTGAGGCTGATTTGCCTGATACTACGGTTGGTCGTGACTTGTCGGTGTTGATGCAACGTAAGGATGTTGATTCGATGTCGTTTGGGTTTACGGTTCCTTCTGGTGGTGACCGTTGGTCTGATGATGGTATGACCCGTGAGTTGCGTCAAATCAAACTGTATGAGGTTTCTGTGGTGACTGGTTTCCCAGCGTATGCTGCGACTTCTGCATCGGTTCGTTCGTTTGATGCGCTTGCTACTCGTACCGGTATTGATGCTGATCAGCTTGCTGTGGCGATCACAGCGTTGGAAGCAGGTCAGACACTTGACCCGAATCATGCAGCGTTGTTGCGTGAAACGGTTGCGAAACTTGAGCCACAACCTGAGGCTGCTCCTGCTTCGCTTGGTGTGTTGGCGAAGCATCTTGAATTGCTGAAGAACTTCTAGTAACCTTTTCGTT